GCGTGCTACGCCGGCCTGGACCTGGGTCAAAGCGACGACTTCTGCGCCTTCGTACGGCTGTGGCTCCTCGAGGACGGCCGGAAGGCCGTCAAGGCGCGGTTCTGGATTCCTCAAAAGGCGCTCGAGCTGAAACCCAACCGGCCGTATGCTGAATGGCTCCGAGCGGGACTCCTCGAGGTGACCGAAGGCGACATCAGCGATTACGACGTGGTGGAGGCGGCCGTCGCGGCCGACTGTCTGGCGAGCGGGGTGCGCGAGTGCGCATACGATAAGCGGTTCGCGCAGCAGATGGCGCTCCACCTGGAGGGTCAAGGGATCACGATGGTCGACATGCCGCAGGGGTTCCAGCTCAACGAGGCCCTTCGCTGGCTGTCGGATGCGGTTGTCAACGGCGAGCTCTGTCACGGGGGGCATCCGATCCTCGGCTGGATGGCGGCCAACGTGGTTGTCCGGCACGGCCGTCAGGGGGAAGTGCGCCCGGACAAGGAGAAGGCGAGCGAGAAGATCGACGGGATCGTGGCGCTGGCGATGGCCGTTGCCCGGGCGGTCGTCAGCGACGGAAGTGAGTCGAAGTACGAACGCGAGGGGTTGGTGACGCTGTGACATTCACGACCGAGAATGCCCGTAATGATGCCCTGTGTTTGCGGCTTCAGGAACTCTTGACGGTGAAAGAGTTCGCCTATCTGGCCAATCTTCATCCTGAATCTGTTCGCCGTCGGATTCGCCTGGGTTGCCAGCCGGGGGCGGTGCGCCTCGGTGGGCAATGGCGCATTGATGTAGCTGTCGCCGTTGACCTCAGCGCCAAGACCTCGACCTGACACGTTCCAACTGTTGCATTTTGTCGTCTTCCCTTTTTCGCTGACCGGCAGGAGCATCACTCCTGGTCGGCCATGTCTGACTTCTGCCTGGTCACCGGGTTCGCCCTGGCTATCACCGGCATCTATCTGGTCGCAGGCGCAGGGTGGTCCTGTCTGGCGGCCGGCACGGTGTTGTTTGTCGCGGGGGGTCTGGCTGCCCGTAACCGACGGCACCGATGACGAATCCGTTGCGTGCGCTCTTCGAGCTGCGGTCGATTGGGAATTCTGCGGATCTCCTCGAACTGCTGCTGAAGGGTGGAGAGAGCATTGCCGGCACTTCGGTCAACGAGCGTACGGCGCTCAATATCGCTGCCGTCATGACTTGTGTTTCCTTGATTGGGCGCACCGTGGCGAGTCTCCCCATCCGCGCCTACGAACGACTGGACGGGCGCAGTAAACAACCGGCCGAGAACCACCCCCTGAGCGGGCTGCTCCGGAAGCCAAACAGTTGGCAAACGCGGCTGGAATTCATCCTGATGATGCAGACGCATCTGCTCCTGAGGGGCAACGCCTACGCCTGGATCAATCGCTCGCCACTCACCCGCGACGGCAGCGAGCAAATCCAGGAGCTCGTGCCGCTACATCCCGATCGCGTGGACGTCACGCAGCTCGAGGATTGGTCCCTCGCGTACACCCTCACGCGGCGCACCGGGCAGAAAATGCCCCTCCCGTCGACCGAGGTATTCCACCTGCGTGGGCTGAGCACGGATGGGATCAAGGGCAGATCGACGCTCGAGGATGCCCGCGATGTCATCGGCGTGGCCTTGGCGACCCAGGAACATGCCGGGTCCTTCTGGCGCCGAGATGCCACGCCGAGTGTGGTGCTGACGCACCCGAAGAGTCTCAGCGACAAGGCCCAGAAGAATCTCGAGGAGAAGTTCGAGCAGACCTATGGCGGCGGAAAGGACAAGCGCCGCGTGGCCGTCCTCGAGGAAGGTATGGAGCTGACGCCGCTGTCCGTCTCCCCGAACGATGCCCAGTTCCTCGAGACCCGGAAATTCCAGCGGTCGGAGATCGCCGGCTGGTTCCATGTGCCCCCGCACATGATTGGGGATACCGAGAAGTCCACCTCGTGGGGCACAGGCATCGAGCAACAGCAGATCGCGTATCTGACGTTCACCATTCGGCCGTGGCTCGTCGCCTGGGAACAGCGGCTGAACCTCGACCTTATCACCAATCGCGCCCGGTTCTTTCTCGAGTTTAACGTCGACGGTCTGCTGCGAGGCGACATCACTAGCCGGTACAACGCCTACTGGCGGGGCATCCAGGGCGGCTGGCTCTCCCCGAATGATGTGCGCGCCCTGGAAAACATGAATCCCATTGAGGGCGGCGACGTCTACCTCGCCCCGACGAACCTCGCGCCGTTGACCTCGTTCGGCGACCTGATCGCGCCTCAGCCAGGGACATCCGCATGACACTGGAACATCGATTCGTGCCGTTCGAGGCGAAGGCCGTCGGGGAGTCGGACGCGCGGACATTCGAGGGTTACGGCTCGGTCTTCGACGTCGTCGACGCCTACAACGATGTCGTGGCCAAGGGCGCCTTCGAGCAGAGCCTGAAGGACTGGAAGGGCAAGAAGAAACTACCCAAGCTGCTCCTTCAGCATGGCGGAGGTTGGTTCAGCGCCAACGCCGACGACCTGGTGCCGATCGGGAAGTGGGAGGAGATGTACGAGGACGACCACGGCCTCTTCATGCGTGGGCGCCTCTTCACGCTGGATACCGATCGGGCGACGGCGACGTACGCCGCGTTGAAGGAAGGCGAGCTGGACGGTCTCTCCATCGGCTTCCGGACGCGCAAATCGAAACTCGACGATGACACCGGGATTCGCACCTTGACCGAGATTCAGCTCTTCGAGGTCTCCCTGGTGACGTTCCCGGCCAATGACCCGGCGCGCGTCACCGCCGTGAAGGTGGATGGGACGCTGCCAACCGAACGTGAATTCGAAAAGTGGCTCCAGCGGGAGGCGGGGTTCACTGCGAACCAGGCGAAAACCATCATCGCCCGAGGCTATCGGCAGGTGCGGCGGGAGGCCACATCTCCGGAGGCCTGCGATGAGCAGCTCGTGGTGGCGCTGAGCCGCGCCGCGACGACCCTCACAGGAGCACCGTGATATGGACCCGCAGGATGTCAAGAAAGCCGTCGAAGACCTGAACCGGGCCTTCGAGGAGTTCAAGCGCACAAACGACGAGCGGCTGAAGCAGGTCACGGAGAAGGGCGTGGCCGACCCGCAGCTGCAGGCGAAGCTCGATCGCATCAACGCCGACCTCGACAAGTTCTCGAGCGTCGCCGACCAGTTCGCCCGACTCGACGCGAAGGTGAACCGTCTGCATCTGGCCGGCGGCGGCCCCACGGCTGCGCTCAGCGACCCCGAGGCCGAAGTGCGCAGTTTCAACCTCGAGGTCAAGTCAATGGCGCAGGCGGCTGGCCGCGCTGTGCCGGGCGACATCAGCGCCGAGGAGTATCGCGCCTACAAGCAAGCGTTCAACACGTACATCCGTCGCGGCAAGGATGCGCTCTACGAGAGCGACTTCAAGGCGATGGCGGTTGGGACCGATCCCGACGGTGGCTACGCTGTGCCGGGTGACATGAGCGGACGGATCGTCGTACGTCGGTTCGAAAGTTCGCCCATTCGGCAGATCGCCGCCGTGCAGAGCGTCAGCACGGACAGCCTCGAGGGCCTCCGCGACACGGATGATCTGTCGAGCGGGGGCTGGGTCGGGGAGACGGGCGCCCGGACCGCCACCGGCACGCCACAGATCGGCGCGTGGAAGATCCCGATCCACGAGCAGTACGACAACCCCGGCGCGACCCAGAAGCTGCTCGACGATGCCTCGATCAACATCGAGCGCTGGCTGGCCGACAAGGTCGCCGACAAGCAGGCCCGCCGCGAGGGTACGGCGTTCGTCACGGGCAATGGCGTGGCCAAGCCGCGCGGCTTTGCCTCCTACAGCACGGCCGCGACAGCCGACAGCGCGCGGGCGTGGGGCGTCCTCGAGCACGTGATCACTGGGACGAACGGCGGGTACGGGACCGATCCGAACGGCGCGAACAAGCTGATCGATCTCGTCCACAAGCTGAAGGCGCACTTCCGCATGGGCGCCCGGTTCGTGATGAGCCGGGCCGTGCTCGGCACGACCCGTCAGCTCAAGGACGGCGCTGGTGCGTATGTCTGGCTGCCGACGATGCAGGCTGGCCAGCCCTCGAACCTGCTCGGCTATCCGGTGACCGAGGCCGAGGACATGGCCGCGCTCGGGACGGGGTCGCTCTCGGTGGCGTTCGGCAACTTCGCGCTGGGCTACCAGATCGCGGACCGGATCGGGATCCGGGTCCTGCGAGACCCCTACACGAACAAGCCGTACGTCCAGTTCTACACGACATCCCGCGTCGGGGGCGACGTGATCGACTTCGAAGCGATCAAGTTCCTGAACTTCACCGCGTAGGTCCCTCTCGGCCGACCCGGTTCGACGAGACGAAGGATAGTTTTCGAGGGAGCAGAAACGATGCGAGACGGACTCAGCGGCAAGCAAGTGAAGCGGGTGATCAGCCCGGTGAGCGGCGCGGCCGACACCACGGCGCAGGTCGGGCAGATCATCGATCACCAGGGCTACGACAAGGCGACGTACCTCATTCTGACGGGGGCGCTCGCCGACGTGGATGCCACATTCACTGTGCTGCTCGAGGAAGGCGATGCGGCCAACCTCAGCGACGCGGCGGCCGTGGCCGATGGCGACCTGTTGTCTCAGACGCCTGGCACGGCGCCGGAGACGGCGGCCGCCTTTCAGTTCGACGACGACAACGAGGTACGCAAAATCGGCTACCTGGGTAGCAAGCGCTACACGCGCCTCACGCTCACGCCCGCGGCCAACACCGGCGCGTGGCTGATTGCGGCCTGCTGCGTACTCGAAGGCGCAAGCCAGCAGCCGGTGATCCAGGCGGCGCAGGAAGAGGTAGCCTTCTGAGAGCAGATGGCTGTCGGCCTTCCGGATGATCTCGTGGTGATGGAGAGCTCCCAAGGCCTCCAGGGTCCTGCGCCGTCGTATCC